CTAAAGGAGATCAAGGTTTCCAAGGTATAACTGGAGCTAAAGGTAATACTGGAGACAGAGGAGCTACAGGTGCTAAAGGAGATCAAGGTATTCAAGGTCCTATTGGTGCTAAAGGTAATACTGGAGCTAAAGGAGATCAAGGTTTCCAAGGTATAACTGGAGCTAAAGGTAATCCTGGTGCTCAAGGTGCTAAAGGTACTACTGGAGACAGAGGAGCTACAGGTGCTCAAGGTTCTACTGGAGCTAAAGGTGATAAAGGTACTAAAGGAGATCAAGGTTTTCAAGGTCTTAAAGGAACTAAAGGAGATACTGGTGCTCAAGGTGCTAAAGGAGCTAAAGGTGATACTGGAGCTAAAGGAGATCAAGGTTTCCAAGGTATCGCTGGAGCTAAAGGCGATAAAGGTACTAAAGGAGATCAAGGTTTCCAAGGTATTAAAGGTAATACTGGAGACGTGCCAAGATGGGCCGCTGTAACAATAGATCATGGAGCTGGAGAAGCCGCTGTAGGAGTGGAAGATGCAGGTGGTGGAAAATACAATCTACACTTTGAAGTACCACAAGGTCTTAAAGGAGACACTGGTCTTAAAGGAGATATAGGTACAACTGGTCTTAAAGGAGATATAGGTGCAACTGGTCCTATCGGAGTTAAAGGCGATACAGGTACTAAAGGAGATACTGGAGCTAGAGGTTTAGATGGTAGAGGTATAACACATGCATTTCTAGCAAATGGAAAAGATTTAGTTCTTGATACTGATTGGGCAGGAAGTATTAATTTAGGTAATGTTTTTGGTAATACTGGAAATACTGGAAATACTGGTCCTAGTGGATCTACTGGTGCCAGAGGTTATCAAGGTTACACTGGTCCTGCTGGATCTAATGGTTCAACTGGTCCTGCTGGTCCTGCTGGATCTACTGGTTCAACTGGTCCTGCTGGTCCTGCTGGATCTACTGGTTCAACTGGTTCACGTGGTCCTGCTGGATCAAATGGTAACTCTCATCTTTCTAATATTGAATCGATATCATATGATGGAAGATCGAACACTTTCACTGTGTTGATAGACGGAGCAATGGTTCTACTACAAGTTGCAGGACCAGGAGGAAAATTCTAATATCTAACATAAACTAACATTAATTAGTTTAAGGGATCCTCGAAAGAGGGTCCCTTTTTTTGTGATATATAATAATGTAGTATAGTAATATAAACTTTTAACAAACAATATGTATAATAACTATGGCAGATATAATTAACCAAATTACAGAAAATGCTGATATTCTATGGTATATAGACAGTGTTCATGTTCTTAAAGAAAAGAATAAAATTCAAGTTGAAGGCTGGATTCTTTCTCAAACAGGGGAGGTTAAAGACATTTTAATTAATGGAAAATCATTAAAACCTAAATTTAGCTTTAGAAGTGATGTCGATGATATCTATGATTGTCGCGGATTAAACTCTGGATTTAAGTTAGAATTTAACATAGAAGACACATACGAAGCGGTGCAGGTAAAACTAAAAAAAGACCCAATTGATCTTATTAACATTGGATCTTTTGCAAAGTGGATTGCGTTCTATTCTAAATTTAAATCAATCGATAAAGGAGTTATCGTAGTTGATGATTTCTATGGAGATCCTGATTTTATTAGAGAATGGGTTATTAGAGACATCGAGTTTTCTCCATCAAATTACCATAAGGGAGAAAGAGCAACTTCTAAATTCTTTGTCGATGGCACTAAAGAGGTTTTAGAGCAAATTATAGGAAAACCAATATATAATTGGAATCATGAAAGATACGCCAATGGAATATTTCAATTCTGTACAGCAGATCAACCAATAGTATATCATGTAGATAATCAAACGTATGCTGGAATTGTGTTCCTAACGCCAGATGCTCCATTAAATACTGGTACTAGTTTTTATAGAAGTAAAGAAACTGGTGATTTTAAGTTTGATGACGAAAAAAGAAGTACTGAATCATATGTTCGTGCGTTTAAAGGCAAGAGCGCTGAAATGAACTTTTATGATGGAACAAATTTTGAAAAAATAGACGAAGTAGGAAACAAGTATAATAGATTAGTTTTATTTGATGCTAAAAATATCCATGCTGCTACACAGTATTTTGGAGATGCTATAGATAATTCTAGACTATTTCACATGTTCTTTTTCGACGTATAATTAAATTAAATATATGAAAATTCACGTAATTACAAGAAGTACAAGACTTCAAAATTTAAAAACTGTAAAGGAATCAACATTCAACAAAATTCCAAAGGGAGTTAAAATAGAATGGCATGTTGTATTCGATACAGCAACATTAAAAGATATCGACGCAGAGCTTCTAAGCGATCTAAAAGATAATTTAACTAATTATTATTTTAAAAGAGGAGACGCAGATGGTATGTTATATCCTCAATGCTCTGAAATTATTTCTAAATTTAAGAGCGGTTGGGTTTATTTCTTAGACGACGATAATATAATCCATAACGGGTTTTATGATTACATTCTAGACATTTCAAATAAAAATCCAGAAAAGAAAGTACACGTCGTATCACAAAACGTTGAAAATAAAGATTTTTCTGGACTAGATTACAGAATGGGATCTCCTGAATTTACTAAAAAACATCAAATAGATCTAGCGCAATATATAGTCCACACTGATGTTTATAATAAAGAAGGATATAAATTCTTACCAGATTACTGTGCAGATGGTATCTTAATTGAGAGTGTACATAGAAATAACCCAGAATGGTTTACATATACACCAACAGTATTATCACACTATAATTATTTACAAAAGGAATCAAGCGCAAAGGTACCTAAAGTCCTATATATTGGAAAAGATGAACCTGAACTTAAGTCTTTAAAAATACTAGATTATGAGGCAGATAATTTAGATGTAAGATATCTAAAAAACGATTCTGAAATTGTAATTAATCTAGCTCAATTTAATCCAGATGTAATCATATCAAGAGGAAAATCATGGGAAGATTTTCCAAACCTCGGTGCAATGCCTCTTCAATTTAGAAGAAAATGGATGAATATGCCTAAAGAAAGAACAATTGAAGAAGTTGGTCAAGCAGCATACCAGTGCGCAATGACCACGATGTTAGACAAGGATAGTGTCGAAGATTCAGAAATGATCTCATACACAACGCCAATCTATAACACAGGAGATAAACTGTATAATACATATCAATCTCTTTTAGAACAAACTTATTCTAACTGGGAGTGGGTGCTATTAAATGATTCTACAGATGGCGGAAGAACTCTTAAGATAGCAGAAGATATTGCTAGTAGAGATCCTAGAGTTAAAGTATATGATTTTAGAGAAAAGAGTGGAGGTCTTATTGGAGAAGTAAAATGGAGAGCTAATTGTATGGCTAGAGGATTTATACTTGCTGAACTGGATCACGACGACTTATTAGTTCCATGGTGTACTGAAGATTTATATAAAGCAGCAAAGAAACACCCAGAAGCGGGATTCTTTTTTAATGATACGCTAGAAGTTAATGAAGATTGGGAATCTCAAACATATCCTGATGGATTTGCATTCGCTTATGGTTCTTATAGAGAGGAAGAGTACAAAGGCCAGATGATGCATGTTGCTAACCAACACAACATTAACCCAAAAACAATTAGACATATTGTCGGAGTTCCAAATCACGTAAGGGCTTGGAGAAGATCGACGTACTTTGAAATTGGAGGACATAATAGAAATCTTGCAGTTGCTGATGATTATGAATTAGTTGTAAGAACATTCCTAAAAACTATTACATGTAAAATACCAAAACTAGGATATGTTCAATTCTTATATAATAACGCAAATGGACAAAACACTCACGATATGGCGAGAGCAGATATTCAAAGACGTGTAAGAACAATTGGTTATTACTATAATGAACAAATCAAAGACAGATTTACTGACCTAGGATTACATGACTGGGCATACGAGGAAAACCCACATGCTCCTTTACATACTCCACCAAGATATGGTGAAGATGAAATGGCTGCTAACATAGTTTATAATGAAAACGAGTAATATATTTGCAAAAATATGGGTTCACAACATGGAAGTCGATCGAATGATCGACTTCCTTAATAACAAGGTAGATTCTGCACCTAAATATTACATAAGCCAGATCGATGTTCCAGACTCTATAACTGGAGGATGGGTAGAATTATCAATACCCTTTATAAAATATAAGAAACTTACAACCTCTTCTAGTAATATAGATTTCTTAACTAATTTGTAAACTTTATTTAGTTTCCATATATAATATGTATATGGCAAAGAAAATAGAAAAAAAGATACTTGTTAAAAACCCAAAGATAGGAAAAGATTATTATTTCTTTTTTGCAGGTTCTATTGAATACGGAAAGTGCGTTAACGTTTCAGAAAAACTAACTTCTCATTATGGGTTTAAATATTACACGTTCGAAGCAATGCAGCAATACACTGCTAAAAACGGTACTGAACCGAGAATGATGACGTATCCAGTGGCCATTCATGATATTAGAGAAAACAACCCACGTAAAATCAATTAAATGTATAGACCTGAAGATTTAAAAGGAATGTTGTTTATAGATATTGAAACAACATCAGAATTTAGAGAATTTAAAGAATTTGAAGAGAATAGACCAAGAGCAATAGAGCATTGGTCAAGAAAGGCTGATCAATATCGAAGAGGAGGCGAACATGTAGAAAAAACTGACGCTGAAATGTACCAACACATGACAGCGCTATCTCCTGAATTTGGTAAAATAAGAGTAATATCTATTGGTCAAATACAATTTGAAGAAAATGGTACAACTTCTATTTCTAAAATTAAATCTTTTTATGGAGATGACGAATCTGAATTACTTAGAGAATTCTTAGGTACTATGCAATCTGTTTTTGACACAAAGCCAGGTATCAAATTAATCGGACATAACATCAAGAACTTTGATATGCCATTTATTATTAAAAGATCTATTATTAACGGGTTGTCAATACCGCATCAGTTTCATTTTCAAAAAAAGAAGCCATGGGAAAATTGCCTGTTGGATACTTATGAAATTTGGAAATTTGCAGGATGGACTAGTTCTTCTTTAGACTTAATTTGCGAAACACTAGATATACCATCACCAAAAGATATTATGCATGCTGTAGAAACAACTGATCAATATTGGGCTGGTAATCTAGAGAAAATAAAAGATTATTGTGAAGGCGACGTTAAAGCAACAATGAACGTAATGCTAAGAATATCAAACTTAAATATTATAAATTAGCATGAGAGTATGGTCGTTCGCAACAATATGGAATGAAGAAAAGATGTTACCATTCTATCTTAAACATTATTCTCAATTCTGTGAAAAGATGGTTTTCTTTGACAATGAATCTGATGATAGATCTCATGAGATAATTAATTCATATCCAAATACTGAGATAAGAACATTTAAAACTAAAGGAACTCTTGATGACTTTGTGCATCTTGCTCTAAAGGCAAGATCAATCGAAGAGGCTAGAGGAAATTGTGACTATGTAATAATTGGGGATTGCGATGAGTTTGTGTATCATCCTAACATTTTAAATTTCTTAAAAGAACATCTCAATAAAACATCGGTGTTTTTCCCAGCAGGATTTCAGATGGCTTCTCCGTATTTTCCAAAATCAGAAGGACAAATATACGAATCTATTTTGACTGGTGTACCAGATGCATGGTATACTAAACCAATATTACTAAACCCTAATATGGTTCAAAACTTCGAGTGGGTTGAAGGCTGTCATGAGATTGACTACAGAAATTCTAAATTATTAGGAGATATCTTTCACCCAATTCCGCATAATATTAGACCGATTGGAGAATATAAAGGAAACCCATGGGGAAAGTTTGAAATGTTATTTGAGAAAACACATTTATTCAATAACGTGCCACTAAAACTTTTGCACTACAAACACCTTGGGAGTGATTTCGTTACCGATAGATATAATCAATATATAAACAGGTCGGGTGAATCTAATAAATCCGAAGGACTTGGTACACAGTACGAAAGATCAATTGCTGAAAACAATATAGATTCTACGATTTATCAACTACTCGAACTATCAACTATGGTAAATTTATAAAAATAATTTAAAAATAAATCACTCCAGATTTTTTTATGTCATTTAAAATGATTATATTTATACTATAATTAAAACAATTGAAAGATATGGAAGATTACGAAGAATTCGAAGATGATTTTAAAGATGAAATCGCTGAACTAATTAAAGATTCTGAAATGAAAGAAGAACTAGAAATAATTAAGCTTAAATTAGCTAATGAAAACTACCATGCTCTTATTTTAAAAGGGCTTGATATTGAAACAATGAACTTGATGGGAGTTGATCTAGAACCAATACATAGAACCTTGTCTGAGATGTTAAATATGTTTCAAGAGCTTGAACAATATGAAAAATGCGCAAAGGTCGTAGAATTCATCAAGGAAATTGAAAATATATAATATAATAATAAAGAAATATAATAATATGGAAGATTCAACTTTAAATAGAATTGCGGAAGCCCTTGAAAGAATCGCTACTTCAATGGAAAACACAGAAAGAAGAGGTATCAATATTAGCAGAAAGGCAAGAATCGAAGAGTCGAAAAAAGCAAAAGCTGTTATGATGTCTGAGGCAAAAAAGCATATAAGAGCGAAAATAACAGAAGCTAAAGGCTCTAAAAAAAATAAGTAATGGGGCATTATGAAACTCTAAACGTTTCTCCAAATGCAACAGTCGAAGAAATTAAAAAATCTTATCGAAAGCTAGCTAAACAATATCATCCAGATAAAAACAATGGAGATGATGTAAAATTTAAAAAATTAGCAGAAGCATATGAAGTTTTAGGAGATCCTAATTCTAAAAAATCTTACGACTTTAGTAATAGAAGAGGAGATCCGCAACAAGATCGATTCGATAATGCGTGGAGAAGCGCATTTAATAATTCTGATAGTTTCTCAGATATATTCAATAATTCATTTGGTGGAGAATCAAAAGGACCTGATATTAGAGTTTCTTTAAATATAACATTTGATGAGGTATATTCTGGAACTAGAAGATATATTAATCTAGGAAACACTGGATTTAATCTCAATATACCTAAAGGAATATTAAACGGTACTAAATTAAAAATTAAAGGAAGAGGCGCAATTCATCCAATAAATACTTCAGCGCCTAAGGGAGATGTCATAGTCACTGTAAATGTTTTATATGATACCGAACTTATAGTGAACGGTTCGGATATCTTCGTAGATCTACAATTAGATTGGTTCGATTTATTATTAGGAGGAGAATTCGAAATAAAAACAAAAATACATTCTGTTAAAATTAAAGTTCCTCTAGGTTCTTATGATTCTAAAATGTTAAGAGTCGTTGGAAAAGGAATGCCAATATATAATACGAATGATTACGGTAATTTAATGGTTAAGCTTAGAACTAACAGTATACAATTAAGCGAAGATCAAATAAAATACCTAAAAAAAATTAAAAATAATAATGGATGATCTAGAAGAATATGATGAAGGCCAAATGGGATTTATGAAAGATTTGCAAGAATCTTCTAAAGAAACCATGATGGAAATGATATACAACGCAGTTATTAACAAACGACACGGCGCCCTTAATCATGAGGCTTCTAATTCAACAAAAATAGAGGGACTAACTAATATTTTAAACTTTTTTAAAGAAAGAGAAGAATATGAGAAGTGTAATGAAATTAAGAAAATAATAAACGAATATGATAATAATTAAAGTAGATAGTAATAATATAGAAAAGGCTCTTAAACAATTAAAATATAAAGTCAGAAGTACTAGGCAAACTCAAGAATTAAGAGATAGAAAAGAGTTTGAAAAACCATCAATAACTAAAAGAAAACAAAACATCAAAGCTAAATTCATTCAATCAATTAGAGACCAAGAAAACAAATGGTAGTATAATGATATGATATTTTTTTTACTCCGGTTGTCTTAACCCGAAGCGACATCAAATATATACATTATACCAAATACGAAACACGTATTAAAAATAAGAATTTAAGAATGAATGATAATATAGGAGATGACCGAGATTCTCTTATGAGGTCTAGCTATTATATAATCACAAGAAATTTTACAAAGACCGTTAATAGATTTGTAGTTTTTCGAGATGGTTTAAACATAATCGATATTCCACATGGAGTCGGACAGAGAAGTAAATTTATAGATGTATTAATGAAATACTTTATAGAGATTGAAGAATATGAAAAGTGCGATACTCTTTCTAAGCTTAAAGAACTTGTCATTATGGCGGGTGACTAAATAAAAGATATAATAAATGGATAAAGGTAATAGTTCAAGAATGCCAGCTGGCAAAAGAAATATTAATATTAAACCTGAAAATATAAAAGCGCAACTAAGACAAACTCAAAATAAATACGTAAACACAATATTAGAAAATGAAATAACATTTTGTCAAGGACCTGCAGGTACTTCTAAAACTTTTACAGCATGCTACACTGCTTTAAAACTATTAGCCAACAAAGAAATTTCTCAAATTGTTTTATGTAAACCAATACAAGAATCTGGTGAAAAGCTAGGATTCTTACCAGGAGATATAAAAGAAAAGACTGATCCATACATGCAGTCTTACGTATCAAACCTTAAAAAAATTATAGGAGATCAGGTAACTGAAGCTCTAGTCGAAAACGAAATAATAGTATTCAAGCCTCTTGCTTTTATGAGAGGAGATACTTTTGATAAGTCATTAATGATACTTGACGAGGCTCAAAACGCAACATTTAAACAGTTAATGTTATTTGTTACTAGAATGGGTAAAGGGTCTAAAGTAATAGTAACTGGTGATGTTAGCCAATATGATATACCAAAAAATAATGTTGGACTTCCTGGATTTATTAAACTAATGGACGGTGTTAAGGGAATTGGACATCACGTATTTGAAAACAAAGATATTGTTAGAGCTAAGATTCTACAAGAAGTTGTAAACAAATACGATAAGTGGAAGATCGATAACCCGGATAAATAAGAAACAAAATTGATTCCATGTATATAACTAGTATAAAATTAAACACATGCAATCTAAAATTATTTCACTTAAAGGTAGTTTCAATAATGACTCAGATATTATTGAAGTAGGTATTGACGAAGCAGGTAGAGGAGCTCTTGCCGGTCCAGTAACAGTATCAGCATGTATAATGCCACATGGATTTAGCCATCCTCTTATTAAAGATTCTAAACTTCTTAATGAAAAACAAAGAAAAGTTGCTAGAGAACTAGTACTCGAGAACGCACTAGCGTATCACATAGAACATATTAATCCAACTGAAATTGAATCAACAAATATATTAAGAGCAACTCTTAGGGGTATGCATCTGTGTTTGTTGAAGTTAAAAGAGAACAACAAAGAGTTTAATTTCATATTAGTTGACGGAGATCAATTTCATGGATTTGATGGAATTCCATTCGAAACAATTATTGGTGGAGACAATAAATATACATCAATCGCTGCAGCGAGTATTCTAGCTAAAACAAGTAGAGATGCTATGATGAAAGAATTAGACGAAGAAACTTACGGATACGGTTGGAATTCTAATAAGGGCTATGGGACAAAGCAACACATTACAGCAATCAAAGAATTAGGACCTACTGAAAACCATAGAGAAAGTTTTATTTCTCATTTATTAACAGAAACTGGAACTTTATTCTAATGAAAGGACTTTTAGCAGGCGTTTTATTATTTGCGCTAGGACAATCTATGATATGGATTCAGACAAATGGTCAATTCGTATGGCCATGGTTTAAAAAGAACCCAATAACCATTTCGATAATTGGAGGTACCGTAATCAGTTATATGTTTATAGTTGCGACTAAACTAATAGCAGAATATTACGACGGTCAAATATGGCCGGGTAGATTTATTGGATTCACATGCGGAATCATAACCTTTTCAGCACTCACATACTATTTATTAGATGAGGGTATCACAACAAAAACCGCTATTTGTTTAATGTTAGCATGCTGTATTATAGGTATTCAAATATTTTGGAAATAACTTGACTGCCAGTCAAGTGCTAGGGACTTCGGTCCCTTTTTTTATGTAAACTTTTTGAAAATAAATCACTCCAGATTTTTTTATGTCGTTTATTTTGTTTATATTTATACTATAATTAAAAGATAAACAAATGCAAAACGTTAGAGAATTACTACAAGAATTAAAAAATGACTTGGTAACTATGGATAATCAAGGAATGGGAGACAGCCCTGATTATGAAAATCTAGAGTGGTATACCATTAAACTTGAAAGGGCTATTAAGCTAGACGACGCTTGGAAACAAGAAGAATCTGAATTCAACTCGCACCTTAGCATCGAATCTTATAACCTTTAAAATTTAAACATATGACAACACCTACATTTAAATTAAGCCAATTAGTAGACATTGAAGTAGACGGAATAGATACTTCTGATTTCCCAGATTTCTGTGACGCATTCATTAGCAGTGCAGCTGTAGAAACATGGGACGGACAATATAGAGAACTTACAGAAGAAGAACTTGATTGGCTCAACGATGAGTGTCCTGATTTCGTATACGAAGAGGTATATAAGACAATATACTAATTGTTAATAACTTTTAAAAATAAATCACTCCAGATTTTTTTATATCAACTAAAATGATTATATTTATACTATAATTAAAAAACAATAAAACAAATGACAAAACTAAACGTAAATTCAGAAAACAGTAAAATGGTCGGCGATGTTCTTTACATTACTATGGTAATGGCACTGAATCTAAAAAAAGAACAAAAAACAGCAGTCGATTATACAAGCAAGGTAAAGTTTCCTAAAATTGGAGAACTTGTAAAGTATTCAGGAGAATTCTTAAGATCATAATCTAAAATATAAAAAAATGAAAGTATCAGATATTAAAGCAAATGGTGTCAGTTATTATACACCTGCAAAAAGTTCAATTCCAACTATAGAAACTGCAATAGGTCTATATAAAATGAGGTTTACAGAAGATGAGATCTTGGATAAATTCGATCAGACCGAACAATTCTATACTGGAGTACGGTATAATGATAATAATGCAGTTGCTATAAGAATTGCAGGAGCTATTACTAAAACCGCAATTTCCAAAACCGGAACTAACGAAGAATTAATACTAGAAGGATATATTAAAGCATTTGTAGATTCTCTTAGCGGTTCTGAAATGGATATAATTATACTTGATGGTTTAGATTGCTGCGCAAAAGCCGATCATTGGTATGAATTTGAAAAAGAATGGAGTTGATTTCCTTTGAGGAGAGAATTGATAGAATATCAGAAACAACACATATCGTTTACATAGAGGATATGACAGTTCATCAGGTCTCTTCAGTTGAACAATTAGGAGAGGTTGTATTTGTCAACACAGGAACAGGATTACTATTTCAGGATCTAGATGTGTTCACACTAGAAGAAGCATGTGACGCTGAAAGATTTTTAAACAAAATTAAAAAATCACTTATAATAAAATAAAACTATGGCTGCAAATTACGGATATTGTTGTATTAACCTAACACTAGAAAAAGAACGTGGAATTAAGATTGGAAGATCTATGATAAAACGTACATTTAAAGCCAAGGGTATCGAATACGCTGGTGAATTAGCAGAAGCTAACCTCACGGACATGATTGAAATTCTTAAATGGAATACACAACAAGGTATTAACTTATACCGAATGTCTTCTAATATGTTTCCATGGATGTCAGAATATGAATTGTCTGATTTACCAAACTTTAAAAAGATTAAACAGTTATTAGAAACTGCAGGTAAATTGGCAATCGACAGCGGACAGCGCATTGGATTTCATCCAGGTCAGTTTTGTGTTTTACCAAGTCCTAGTCCACATGTTGTAGAAAATACAATAAATGAATTAGATAAGTCAGCACAGATATTAGATCTTATGTGTCTTCCACAGGATCAGACATACTCAATGAACATACATCTTGGTGGATCTTATGGCGACAAAGAATCTGCTATGGAACGATTTGTTTTAAACTTTAAAAGATTATCTAAATCCGCTCAAAACAGAATAGTACTAGAAAACGACGATAAACCAGCGCAGTATTCTGTTTTAGATCTATACGAAATCTATAAACAAATAGGAACACCAATCACATTCGATTACCATCATCATAGATGTTATAACGATCCAATGCCTGAAGAAGATGCACTAAAATTAGCAGCCACTACTTGGCCTGATGGAATTAGACAGCTTTGTCATTATTCAAGTGCTAAAAAACTACATGAAGACGAAACCGCTATTATTCGCGCACATGCTGATTATTTATATGAACGCATCGAAACATATGGGATGGACCTAGATATAGAACTCGAAGTAAAAGCAAAAGAACTCGCATTAATTAAATATCGTAAAGAATATCTAGATGCCGTTTTATCTTAGATATATAATTAATGAAACATATTAAACTATTTGAACAGTTTATTAACGAGGCTGAAAAGGCTAAAGGAGATAGAGGACCACTTAAGGGTAAAGGTGTAGAAACTGGAATTAAGAATAAATCCAAAGAAAGCGGAGTACCTTTACCAATTCTTAGAATTATAATGAGACGTGGAATGGACGCTTGGAATAGTGGCCACCATCCAGGAATGACACAAGAAGGATGGGGATACGCAAGAGTAAACGCATTCTTAGAAAAAGGAAAAGGAACATGGGGTGGCGCTGATTCTGATGTCGCGAAAGAGGTTAGAGACGGTGGTCATGATAAGAAACTTCCATACAAATTTGAAGACTAATGAAATTTATTAAAACATTCGAAAATTGGAGTAATGTATCTCCAGAATTAAAGGCGCATTTAGAAGAAGAATTAGATTTGACAAATTCTCTGTTTAGATTAGGTAGCGATAAATACATTGAGCTATTTGAAGAAGTTAAACAATACTGGGACAAAGGTAATATTATTCTTAAAGGACCAAGTGGATGGATGGCTAAAAACTTAGAAATAGGTACCGACGCTGTTTATAAACCAAGAGGCGGTAACCAAACTAAAGTTAAACTAGATACACCATCAAGAGGTGGAAAGGCTAAATTTATAGTATATCGTAATTCAGGTAAAACTGATAAGGATGGAAACATTGTTGCGAAGAAAATAGAATGGGGAGATCCTTCAACAACTGTAAAGAATGAAGATCCAAAAAGAGCAGCTAGTTTTTGGGCTCGACATGGATGCGATAAGGCAGCTAAGATGGATCCGATGAAGGCTGGATTCTGGGCATGCTATGGACCTACATTGTTCTCAAAACAATTAGGTATAAAATCCGACCAGCCATGGTAAAAAAAGATTGTAAATGTGAATCTTGTAAATGTGGTAAGGAATCATTCGACGAAATGATTCAAAACATCGACGACTACACTAAACCTTTTATTGAAACTATTATATCTGAAACTGAAGTTATTAGAGAGTTTACTACAGGGCATCCTGATCATTTATATAAATGGCATGCAGATCCCGAGGACCGGTTAATTACAGTATTAGAGGATTCTGACTGGAGATTTCAATACGATAACGAACTGCCAACACTATTAATGGTAGGTATAGATATAAAAATACCTAAAGGAACTATCCATAGATTAATACCAGGAACAACAGATCTTAAAATAAAGATATATAAATCATGAAACATGTTAAACTATTTGATAATTTTATAGAATCAAAGAAAAATAAAGATTCTGTAAACGACGATAAATCTGTAATTCCTAAGATTAATTACGGAGATAAAGAGGCTCATGACGATGAAGATCATATAGAATTTTTAAAAGATGTTGCGATTAAGAATGCAGTAAAAAATAGCGTAGGTTACTAATGAAACTAGTAAAATTATTTGAAGAATTTATTAAAGAGGAAGAAGAGATCGAAATTGATGGACTTGACGATATTAGTGATGAAGAGGCTGACGAAGAGGATATAGATATCGATATTGAAATAGAGGACGAAGAGGGAAAATCAATTGACGAGACCAATGAAAGGGCAAGACCACCTAAAATTCTTCCAAAACAAAGAAAGGCAAACTCGGTAAAATCAAAAGTGGTAAAAGAACTACTAGGACCAGAATCTAAATTAAGGCCTGTAATTAATAAAATCTTTTTAAAGATTCAAAAGGAGATTAAGAAAGAGGCATCTGCACAAGGCGTTCCAATATCTGGAATAAACCTGGATAAATTAACAATTAAACGATAGAATGAAAAGAGTAAAATTATTTGAAGAGTTTACAGTAAACATGGTAAAATGTGATAACTGTGATTGGGAATGGAAATCAGAAGACGGTGGAGATGATTTATATATTTGTCACGAATGCGGACATGATAATACACCAGTCCTAGGTGAACAATAAAACACTCTTTAATTTAAAGATATATAACTAAAATATAATAAAATAATATAAATCATGGCAAAATTAAAAACATTCACACAGTATGTCGCAGAAATGGACAGATCTGAAGAAATCGAAGACGACATCGTAAAAGCTGGAGAACCAGAAGGAAAAGATATCGAAGAATTAGAGGACGAAGCTGAAGAAGTTCAAGCAAACGAAGCAACTGTAGTTGTAGACGCAACCGATCCTAAATCTAAAACACTAGCAAAATTACTTAAGAAACATAAAGTTTCTATGGAAGTTATTGATCAAGATGGACCAAGTGGTTTTCCAGAAGTTGAATTAACAGGAGCTAGAAAAGATCTTGAAGCGGTATTAGCATCTGAAGACGGATGGGACGATGCTGGTTTAAACGATTACATCGAAGAATCTAATGAAACATTTACTGTTAAAGTAAAAGCATTAAACGAAGAAGATCATGAAGAAGCTAAAGAAGAAAAATCAATTCCGGTTTCTGAAATGTTAGAAAACTGTTACGCAAACGTTCAAGAAGAAGCTGGTGTTTGGGAATCAGATGCACACGATGATCACACTATCGAAACGTATATGGTTGAAAACGCTGCACTTGTAGCGACACTTGCTGCAAACGCTCTTAAGGAAATGAAGAACGAAAGTGCAAATGAAGCATATGAAGCTGCTATTAACCAAATGGTTGAGTCATACACTAAGAAAATGAGCGAAATGAAAGAATCATCTAACGCACCTGGTGCTGAATTAGAAGATTAATTTTCTAAAAACTAAACTTTTTAAAAAGTCTATATATAATATAACATATATAGACTTTTTTTATGCCTAGAATACCGATAAATATATCATACATGCAAGTAGCATACCAGTTTTCTAAATTGAGTTATGCTGAAAGACGTAAAGTCGGTTGCATCATTGTAAAAGATCATCAAGTAATATCGTTTGGATATAATGGAATGCCTCATGGCTTCGATAACACTTGTGAGATAGATAACACAACAAAACCTGAAGTACTGCACGCAGAATCAAACGCAATCATGAAGGTTGCAAAATCTACAATGAGTTGCGAAGGAGCTGAATTATTTACAACAACATGTCCTTGTTTCGGATGCGCAAAGCTAATTATACAAGCAGGTATTTCAAAAGTATATTACACTGAAGATTATAGAGATATGGGAGGCGTTGATCTATTACGTCAAGCCGGAATTATTGTTGAACAAGTAAACACATGGAATGAGCATTAATAAAAGATATTTACCAAAAATTGAAGTTTTAAAATCTTCATTAAAAGAAAAAGGGAGTCAAGAATTCTATAGGACTTATGTTAGAAAAACAGACGCATTTATTGGAAGCGTTGAGTCTTCAAAGTTCATAGATACATTCTGTGATAAATATTTTAAAGATGAGAATACTAAGTTTACTGAAATCGTTTAGGAAACAATTTCAAAAAAATGAATATAATTATAAAAATAACAATACAATGCCTAACACTAAGACTAAGTTGAAACAATTTCAATGGAAAAAAGGAGATAAATTTGGAGATATAGAGACTGTTGAGTCTGAAGATTCTAAATTTTATTATTTTAAAGGAGGATCTAAACTATTTAAAAATGTACAAGGTGAATTTTTAGAGCCTGTTTTAGATGGAGTAGTTCCTTTTCCTAAAACTGACGTTAACGATACTAAGCCTAATACTAAAACTATTGAGACTAAACCTGTCGAAAAAGTAGTAGAAGTATCTGCAATTGAAGAATTGGTCGAGAAGTTATCAAAAAAGAATATTGAGAAATTTGAAACAACGTTAAATTTAAATATACCAAATAAAGACATATACAATATGTTGGTAAATAGCGCTGACGAAGATCCACAAGAATTAATTAACGTGATAGCAAAAGTTGCAGTCTCGAAAATTGAGATAAATAAACTACAAGAATATTTAACAATAGAAGTAACTAATTTTATAAACAAATACTATAATGAGTAAAGGAACAACACAATCAAGAAGACAAAGAAGAGGACAGTTTAGAGCTGCAGGGTATTTAAAGATAAAAAACATGTATGGTAGATTCTCTTCACAAGGAATCGCATGGTATGCTAAAATGGCTGCTGACGGAAAATTAGCACATGAAGCACATACTGACAGGGTTCAAGATAATATCGAACACCAATTACAAATTAAATTAAATTCAGCAAAAGAAACATGGACCGGTATTGGTTATAATGCTGAAGAAATTCAAAAATTAGAGGAAGCATTTGCACTGGACTCTATAAAAAATAAAGAATCTTATAGAGAAGATAAAAAAGAGTCTAAGAAATTAAGAAAAGAAGCTCAATTATCTTTACAACAAAGATTAAATGCAGACTGTTAAAATAACGCTAGCAGATAACGGAGTTATTAAGACAGTAGTTGATGATAATATCAATGCTGCTGGCGAATCATTTGAGTCGACTAACGTTTATGAGTTCGATACAAATGAAGACAAAATAAAATTTATTGAAGAATTATGTATGGATATTGGTTTATCCTTCGGTAATTCTAAAAGTAAAAATCAAATACAAGTTTCATTAGGATGGGGTACACATTACAAACCAAATCCAAAAGAGGCTTTAGAAAAAATAAGCAATCTTCAGGTTCAATTAGATACATTGAAGAGTGTGCTATAATTTAAATGACTGAACAAATAATAGAATGCGTATGGTGTTCTTCAAAAAGAGATTTTAATAAATTTATTAGAGACGTTGATCGAAAATCAACTAAGATCGTAGATCACGTTTCTATTAAAAATAAGCTCATGAAGGCTGATCCCTATTCAGAAGACCCTAGCGATTCTGTTGTTGGCCTTACAATAATGTCAGATATTAATAGATTCTTTACTCAACAGAATCATGGTAAACTGATATACTCATTTAAAAACCTAGATATAGAAACAGTGTCAAACTTTATTTCATATGTTTCTACAGTTTCAGAAGAAGATACTAAAATTTCTTTAGTTATTATTGACAGGGAGGATTACCCACAAGACGGCGTTCTCAGTCAATTCGAGAGTGTTAAGTTTATAAAAAATGATTAGACATAAATTATTTTCAAAGGGTGATCATATACATACCTTAATAACTAATTCTAAATTCCCAAACGTATTAATACCGGTAAGAGCATTTATTCATGATGTTGAATTTAATGACAAAATGCCAAGATATCAGATTAGAATTACTAGATTCTATGATGACCTAGACTTTTTAAAAAGGTATATGTTTGGTATGAAATACGATAAATCTTTCAGTGGAGGATATACTAAATTTAATTTATCAAGAAAAAGATTTAAAACACGTAAGGAATTAGAGGATCAAATTAACTCTAATTGGAATTCATATCTATTAGTAGTTGATTCAGTAATGTGCGCTAGGACATATGACGAAATAAACACGTTATATAACGACATACAAGATTTCTTAATAGAGAAGAAGTTTAAAGAACTATTCGAACTATCTAATAGATCAACATACTCTACTGGTAAGTATTTCTATAAGAGTCGAGGTGTTTTTGAGGCGCATCTTAAAAAATTCTTAGGGGATAGATTTGATGGAAACTCTGAATATTTTAACAAATTATTATTCAAACCAAAGTCCGTAGAGCTAGATGATTTAGAATAACTAGATAATGTGGATATATATAAAAAATAAATATATCTACTATATATGGGATTCAAAAGTTTTTCAAACGATCTTGGTAAAGGCAGCATAAAAGCCGCTAAGGATGCATTAGGTATTTCTTACGATCCAGAGCCAATCAGCCAGGAAGAGCAAGATTTAAACGATAGCATTAAAAAAGACTCAGGAGTCGATTGGACATTAGTTGATCTTGAAAATCCAGATGGTGTTGTCAATTCCTTTGTGAGATCTAATATTAAAAACATTATTAAAGGGAGTGCAGTTCTAGAACCAAACTCACCTGAAGGAAAAATATACTCAAAACCTCTTACATTCGCCGAAGCTAGCGATACTAAAGGAACTTATTACTCAAAGGATGTGGATTCTATGAAATATGTTTCTACAGCAGCAGGCGGTACCGCTAAAAAAGGACATAATAAAGATGGTACAACGAAAGGTACTGAAATTTCAGAAGGTCCTAAGCCATACTCTATCTTTAATAGATTTTCGTTAGCTAGTTATAGAGGTAGTCCATTGACTGGAGACGCTGAAGGAATTAATGCAGCTAGTGGAAAATATCATAAAATAGATCAAGGAGAATTAGCAAATCCAACAGCTACTAAAATTATCGAAACAACGAGTGCTGTTAGCGAAAACTACGGATATCTATATGATTATTCTGATTTTGCCTTAGTAAAATACTATGGTAAAATACCAAACAATCAAATGATTACTCTTAGAAGATTTGCTTTTCCAGTAACTGATGATATAATCACACCAAAGGTATTAGGAGAAAATGGAGCTATGATAGACAACAAACACCCTGATATCGCAAGAGCAATTACATATCTTGGAGAGGCTCCTGGAAATAAAATAGAGGATATTCTTAAGTTTAGCCACGGGTATAAATGGAAGGCATCAGAGGCTGATGTACAAACTATTACAAGTCAAAGTGGAAAAAGTGGTGGTAAACTTGGAGGGCTTGTAAACGGTAGTACGTTTCTTTCAGCCGCTTCAAACGCAAGTGCTGGTAAAGATGCAGTTGCTTCAAGCTCACAAGAAGCAAATGCAGGATATGACGCATTTAAAAACACGTATCCTAACCACGTGTTTGGTCCACTTAACGTTATTAAAGATACTCTAGTTAGAGAAAAAGGACTTACATTTGAACAGGAATTTACTCTTAAATTTACATATGAACTGAGAAGTTTTGGAGGAGTTAATCCTAAGATCATGATGCTCGATCAACTTGCAAACATATTAGCACTAACTTCTAATACTGCACCCTTTTGGGGAGGAGCGGTTCGATATACTGGAGGTGGAGGTGCAGCAAGACCTTTAGGAGATCTTAAAAAACTACGAAGCGGAGATTACGCTGGATTTATGGGATCTATAATGAAAGACATGGGTAAAATGTTTAGTAGTGTTGGAGACGGATTAAAAAACTTAACACAAGGTAAAGATTCAAAGCTTTTAAATAACTTAGTAGGTGGTGGTTTAATGAAAATGTTTAATACACCGCAAGGTGGTCAAGCAGTAAACGCGTTACTTACTGGAGATCCTACTGGACAATGGCATGTTACTGTAGGAAATCCACTTAATCCTATTATAGTCGTTGGTAATCTTGCATGTCAAAGTACTGATATATTATTTGAAGGAGGTACAGGTGTTCAAGATTTTCCAGAAAGAATGGTAGTTACTATTAAACTAAAACCTGGTAGACCTAGAGATAGAGCAGAGATAGAATCGATGTTTAACGCTGGTCGTGGTAGATTCTACTTAACGCCAAATGACGGTGTCGATATTAACGAAACTTCTGACACTAGTGCTTATGGTAATAAAGATAGAAAAGGAAATAAAGCATATGTTAACAAATTTAGAAAAATAGCAACAGGATAATGAAGAGTCTATTCGAAAAACCAATACTTGATGGAAAGGTCAGAATGACCCAACCTACTCTTATATTTGTACCAAATCTACAGATAATAGATGAACACATAGTTAATTCTGATGAAGTATGCAGAATTGATCTGATATCTTTAGAATACTATAAAGATGCATCATATGTTGATTATATACTTAAATACAATGGTATATCAAACCCATTTTCTATTACAGAAGGAGATGTATTGTTAATACCTACCAACGAGTTTTCTACTACTAGATTTATTCCGTTTAAAACAATAAATAATGACGATAACAAATTATCTATTAGAGATCAATTCATTAATACAAAAAGACTTAGCGTAAAAGACGCTAAGCGAATTGAATATTTAAAAAGAAAGGCTGCGCTTAAAGTTAATGGGTCTAAAGAGATTCTACCGCCAAATATTAAAGGAACAGGAGATGGAGCGAATATTAAGATCGGTAACGGTAAAATTATTATATAATTAAATGGCAGCATTAGACAATCATATTTTAACAGTACTTGAGCCAACAATAAAATTAGATGAGGTTCAATTTCCATCTTATGGAGAGGGTGAAGGTAATGAAAAGGCAGATACTAGTAAAGACTACCTCGTTCTAGTTACGGTTAACAATTACACTTTTTCAGATGAAAATATTAAATCAATGTCTTTAAATGTTAGTGGCAAAATACCTTCTCTACAATTAGTATTAGAAGATAGTCAAGGTTTATTTAAAGCAGATACGTATCCTAGAGATGGTGATGTTGTAAATATTAGAGTCGGTGCTAGGCAAAAAGAAACATATAAAGATATTAGAATTGATTTCGATATTATTGAAGTCACGTCACCAAAGGCAAATCCACAAAATCCTGAAAGTACAGCAGGAGCAAAATATACATTTACTGGAAGAATGAAAATTCCAGGAATTTATGCTGATATATCTAAATCTTATGGAAAGGGTAGTTCATTAGATCATATTGAATCTATAGCAACTGATCTTAAATTAGGATTAGCAACAAATATAGATTCATCTGACGATGATATGAATTTATTTATAGCATATGACTCAATAGATGATGTTTTAGGAGATCTTGTAAAACATTCTTACGTTAATGACGATTCGTTTCAAACCTATTCAATAGATCCCTTCTACTATATTAACTTTGTCAATATGAATTTACTAATGGAGTCTGAAGAAACTTTCGAGGATGCGCTTGCTGCACTTGATGTGGCTATGACTGATCAGCAGACTAGCGTAGACGCTGATGAATCAAATAACATGAAAACACCATTAGTATTATCGACTCACAATAGATATACGGGAACAAGTAATCATATCACTAAATTTGCTTTAACAAATAATGCTGGATCTAATATTGAAAAGAATGGTTACAAGCAAACTTTAAAATTTTATGAAAATGATTCTGAAGAAGGGTTAGTTAGTTTTGATATTGAACCAGTTACCAGTAAGAAGATGAAGGATATTGAAGAGCCTATGAAGGGTAGGAGAGATGAGGATAGATACAAAAATGAGGTAAAAACTAAATGGATGGGTAGGAAGAACGCAGATCCAGAAACTTCTAATATACATTTAAATTATGAATTTGCGGCAATTCACAACGCACAAAATCTAGATGAGCTCGGTAAAATGACTCTTGAAATAGAGTTATCAACATATAATCCGGCAATACATAGATATCAAAAGATTCCAATTATAATTTTTAAAGAAAGCCCTGAAGAAATAGGAGCTGATAAAGTTATTAAAGATAAAAAGAAAGAACAGGGATTCGACGTTGACACAGATACTGGTGAAGAGGAAATACCACAAGGAGGTACTGTAGTTGCTGATGAGTTTTTAAGTGGCTATTATGTTGTTGGCGGGATTGAATACATATATAAAGCAGGTTTTCCTGCAGTATCTCAAAAACTTACTTTACTAAGAAGAGAGTGGCCAAGTAGAATTAATAATATAAATGAAGACACAGTGTCATCGTAAAATAACAATATATAGAATATGTCAGATTTTAAGAGCATAAAAGACTTTAAAAAAGGTTCGTTAACGAGTTATCCATATCAGGATCCAACTTACTTGTCGTTTGTCATATTATTTGACTTTTTTGATGCTGAAAATTCCCCGCTACTTTCAAAGACTACTGAAAACTATCTTAAGAAATTAGCAGATGGAAATGAATATTATGCTGAAAAACTAGAGGCTTTAATTAATTTTAAACAAGCACTTGCAACTATAAATAATGCAATGCCATGGTATTGGCAATCTTTAGAAGGTCTTGAAAGACTTCAAAAATATGATCCAACCAAAAATTATTGGGGAGGAGATGATGCTAAATTAGTAATAAAGACATTAGAGTCAATAAACCTTACTGCTTCTGGTTTAATGCACCTTTATAAAAAAGCGGTGTTTGATGATCAAAAATGGCATTGGGTAGTACCTGCGAACTTACGTAAATTTAGAATGTGGGTATATGTTACTGAAATTAGGACTATAAAAAACATGAATAAGCCTAAAATTGGTGGTATAAACAAAAAGGCACTTACAGATTTTCCAGATAATTTTAAACCGTCTATTGGTATTGAAAACAGCAATGAGGGAATATCTGGACAGGGCGGAAGACCTTTCTTTATGTTTGGTTTAAAATACTGTGAATTTGATATGATGAGTGGAGGAGAATTCCTATCAAGTCTTTCAAAGAATCCTTCAGAATCAGCTGCTGGTGAATTAACAATAACGTATGAGGCTCTTGATAAAATTCAAGCGAGAGTATTAAATGGAATTGTTAGTTCTAGTTTTAATGGAGATGTTTTATCTCCAGCTCCAGATTCTGAAAACGAAAGTTTTGATAACTTATCAGATTATCTAATAGATAAAGTTACTGATAGAATTGGTGGAGCAGTTGCTAGTGCAAAGGATGATTTAACTAGACTTGCACAAGATAAAAAGAACGAAATCGTACAGAAGGTAAGAGACAACACAGTTAATAGAATTCCTACATTTGAGAATATATTTCAAAATGCATTGAGAAGCGCAGATAGCGCAACTGATATTAATAAACAAACTAGAGATGTCGGTGCTGCGATTGTAGCTAACGTAAATGACGAAACTATTCCAACTGGAAACGCTAGAGCAGCACTAGACGCTGCAGCGGAGAGAGCACTTGGAAACGTAAACGATTAACAATATTAAAAATGGCAGAAGGAAGAGACGATATTAAAGGTACTCATTGGATTGGAGAGGTTGTAGATAATGCAGACCCTTCTAATCTAGGGAGATGTCGAGTTAAAGTATTTGGTAAGTTTGACGATTTACCAGATGACTCTATTCCATGGGCAACTCCAATGAATCGTGATTTTGTAGGAATGCATCATACTCCAAATATTGGAACTGTAGTTGCAGTCAGATTTGACAACGGTAACATCTATCATCCAGAGTATTGGTTTCAAATAGATCAAAATAAAGATTTAAAGGCAGATATCTTAGACACTTCTGACGCTCCACAAGATGTTGTTAGTTTAGTGTATGATTCTACAAGAAACGTAAGAATATACCACTCAGATAAAGATGGCTTAGTTATAACAAGAGGAACTGGAGCCAAAGAGAGGCCAATAATCCAATTAGATGAGGCTGGGATAATTAAAATATCTTCAGATGATAAAATATTTCTTGATGCTGGAAATGTGTATCTATCAAATACTGGTGAAGCAGTAGATGGAAGTGATGCGACGGAGGACATTAGTGAACCAACTGTTAGAGGAAAATCATTGGAAGCTTTTTTAGATATCTTTAAAGACCTATATAATAGCCACATCCATCCGACACCAACAGGTCCTAGTGGAAAGCCAATTATTCCATGGAATCCAGTACATCCACCGTATCAGCAAGAAAATAAATAGAATATATAATTCTATAAACTAAAGGAATTATGCCGGCAAATTGGCCTACATTTATTAATAACGTATCTAGCAAACTATCAAGCGGAACACTCGAAGGTCCTATTGAGATGGGGAAATTCGTGGCTAGTGAATATTTCAACGCGGTTAAATCATCACAAACTTTATTTGGAAACATTCATAAATCTGGACAATTGCTTATTTTACAAGGAAATGATCCTGGTGTTGAGCGATTAACTCCAATAACTGCATATCCTCCTCCAATCGGAAACCCAGACCCAAACAACAGACCAGATTATCCAACAGAGATAATTACACCTGGATTTGGATCAGGTCCAGTTGCTGGATTTACAAAGGCATTTTCCGAACTACACGCATCTCTTGAAGGAACTGATCCAGTGGTCCATGAACCAGTATCAAACCCAACGGTAGAAGAAAAGTTTACAATTGAAGAATATTCTGATTTTGAAGAAGGATATCCTGTAATCGAACCATTTAACCACACGTGCGAACTAGAAGCATGGATCGAAGAAAACAAGGCTGACTTAGATGATTTTAAATTCTATGAATATTTTAAAAAGAACGATTTACCAGATGTTTTATCATCAAGTGTCGTCGTATTAGACAAGGATATTAAATTAGCTGACAACATATTTGTATCTTCTCTATTAAATAGCGGAAATA